TGCCAAATGCGGGTGCTGTGTGAATAAATTTGTGCCCAATAATTTTGCAGGTGACATGCGTCGTAAGTACGGCAAGTAATTAGAGCTCAACTTGAGTATAATCTTTAACTATTTTTGAAATATACTTGTTTATATCTTCTCCATATTCTTTTACCCAATATGGAATCTTCTGTGCTATTTTACCCTTGACAAAATTCGAATACTCGACATTCTGTTCACTCATCCCATCAACTACCTTTTCATCCCTGCATTCTTTCAGAGATTTTTCGAGGTAATGCTTAACGATAGCTGTATATTGTTCCTTGTTCGATATGCAAATCATGAGGTCAGTGTCATCCGTAAAGCCTTGTATCACATTTGCAATACGTGCAAGGTGTCCTGTTGTACACATCCCATTCATTTCCTTCAATTCTTCAAGCAATCGCAATTCTAGTTCTTTCGAATGCTCGTGATTATGAATCCAAATCCAGACTGAAATAAAAATATCTCGTAAAGTGATATTATCAAACTTGGAAATGCTATGATTAATATAGTTTATTGCATCGTATATTAGTTTAGCTTTGTCTGGATAGAGTTTCACAAATTCTATTCGAATATTTTCAATACAACATTCCTTATGAGCTTCATCATCCGTTAGTATGTGAGCATGCATCCTGCAGATTTTTTCAACACTTTTAAGAACACTCTTGTTCAATGTGGTTGTGTGTACATTCTGAGTGTCTGCATAGATGGTTTTTGTAATGACTCTCGGAGTCGGATTACTAAGGACACGGAGACGATTCAGTATTTGGTTTCGAATTGAAGGGAAAAAACGATAAATAACATCTGTCATTTCACGACATCCTTCAATATTTCGTTCTCGTTCAAACTCGTCAAACATACGCACAGCTATGTTTTGTAACTCTTGAAACCGAGGTGATCCTTGTTGATTCCGATATTGCAATAGATATTGAATTGCTTGAAGTCTTAATCGTTGCTTATTTCGGTAATCTTCAGGGAAATTGCAAATGTTGAGAGCATGTGCAACACTTTGCTTGTTATAAGTTGAACCAAGTTGCAATTCCATTTCTTTAAGATTTAACAAGTTTTTTCAGACATTTTTCTCAAACTTTCAGCAACATTCTCTGGAATTATTATTTCTTCAAAAATAACTTTTTCTGTTTCTCTGTAGAATTCTGGCCAAGACGATTCTCTATTTGCATTGTATCGTTTTAAAATGTATCTCAGAACGTTTGAATCTTGAACGAGGTCGCACAAAGTGTTCAACATTCCAAGCTTGTCGTCTTGTGAAGTCTCAGGAAGCTGTTTGATTATAATCGATTGCTCGAGTATTATCATACAGAACTGTAGCCACATCATGATATCCAAATATTCCATTGTTCCTTCGAACAATCTTATTTCAATACGTCCCTTATGAATATGGACTGATGAGAATTTTTCATACACACGATCCGTATTGTTATAAATAGGGTATGCGAACGGGAGTGCAGCAAATCGTCTAGCAGAAGGTAAAGATTGCCATATCACAGGTTCAATAGATGCCCATAGATTTATAAATTTTTGGAGGTGCATTTGTGGATGCGACAGATTAATGTGAAGGCCCTGTGAAAAATTTCTTGCATAGATGAAGTTGTCACTCAAAAGAACACCATAATATACGTATGTGAATACTTTCATTCCAAGCAAACCGATCAATACAGGCGTGACAATTTCAACAGGAAAAAATTGCATATCTTCACAGTATACCGAATTTTTTGAGATACATTCTGCGTTCTTATTGCATTCTACGCTGTGATCAGGAATAATTATCCATGTATCATAATTGGTTTCTGTTGGCTGTGTAAATCTGGACCATTTCAACGTGTTGCTTTTGGATTTTAAGCAATCGTAGAACACGTCAATTGCGACTTTCTCAGAATTTGCATCGTCCGACACTTTTTTAAACTCTTCACGTCCAAGAACATGGACGCATGTTTCCAATTCGATTCCAAATTTCATATTCTTCATCATTTATTATTTAAAATTTAAAATTACTCTATATATCGAATGAATATTGTATTTGTCTACGGAACTTTAATGTCAGGAATGGGAAATTCCTATTTGATGAAAGGCGAGTTTATGGGGGTTGCAAAAACGGTGGATAAGTACTCGATACATGTTTCAATAGTGCTTCCATTTCTACACGATGATGAAAGCCTTTATAATGTTGAAGGAGAAGTCTACTCTATTGATGATGAGAATTTTGAAGAATTAGATTGCCTTGAATCTAATAATTACTGGTACACAAGGAAGCAAATATTGGTGGATGTGAATGGAAATTCAATATTAGCATGGGCATATTTTAACAATGATGTTGGATCTCGTGTTGGATCAAGTTATAGAGCCTTACTCGGTTCTCTTTAAGAATCTCTTGTCTCGAATACCTAGAATTGCTTGCTGTTCTCGAGCAATCAAATACGCATCACTTCTATACTCCACTACTGGAATGTAATACATTTTCTCAATGAACTTTGAAAAATTAGAAGTGTATTTGAAATCACTATCAGTTCCCATGAGGAAACCTCGTTGCTCAGAAGCAAGATCCCAAACATATCTATAATTTCCATTCATATCACGATTGAAATCGAAAAATCCCTTGGCAATCAATCTCGAAAGATGATTCGCGTCGTACATCTTATCTTGACAGCAAATTTCGACATGAGCCTCGAGCTTTTCGGCGAGACGTTCACACTGGTGCACGAAACGTACAAAAGTTTGCACCATTTCGGTTTGGATTGAAATCTTAGTCGTTAGTAGCCCTTCGTACTTATACTCAAGCATTCTATCAAGTCGTGTATCATGAGACAATGCCATTCCTTCTACAAATCCCTTGAACTTGAAAGTTCCAAGTTCCTTAAAATACGGGTCAACAAGACTCGCTTCAATTCCAATAGTTTCATAATCTTCAGTTTCTCCAGTTCGTACAATGCTGAACGCGAGAATAAAAATTTCTTGATGTTGGTTTGTCATTCTTAAAAAAATATTTTTCCAAATTAAATTTTCAATTTTCTAAAAAAATTGCTTTTTAGAAAATGTCTCAAAATGATAATATTCCGTCGAGACGGAAATCAAGAAATGGCGAGCCAGATCCCGCAAAACTTTTACATAAACGACAGATCCGTGAACAATCATCAAATAATAGACATGACGATATTCCCATTTCAGGAATGAGGATTACGAATACTAAAAATCCTTCAGCACGAAATCAGACGAGTAAGAAGGGATTCCGAACTATGGATGAGCTATTAAAAATTAAGATTTGAATTTTTATTATGTTGACGTGTAATAAAAATGACCTCAAAAGATTCTATCGGAGTTCTTGGACAATATTCTGATGCCCGTTCTGGAAAAGATCAGTACCTTAATCTCGAATTCAATAAGTGTACAAATCTGAAAGAAGGATTTAATAACGACGCAATTGGAGTTTTGGGACCTGATGGCCCTCGAAGGTCCGTTATGGACCGTATGTTACAACGCGAGTTCGATCCTATGGTTGGCAAGGAAAGTTACGCACCTGCCGGAAGTGGTTTCGCAACTCCGCTTTCGAATCCTAACAATCCGATGAGCGCATACGCGTCGTATGTTAGATTAAGTTAATAGACTGTAAAAAATCAATTTGCGATTATGTAAAACCGATCATTCTCAATGAATTCGCGGATTACAGTCTTGTTGAATTTTTCAAAAAGACCTAGAATATTTTCTCGAGTAATATTCGGCCATGTTGAAGTTCCAAAAAAGCGAACATCATCCAGAATGAATATTCCAAACGATGTATTATTAGTCAATATCAATTCTAATTCCTGAAGGAGAGGAACAGGAACCGTTTTATTCCAGCTCGAATCTGAGCCAGAAATATGAGCATCTAAAAACCAAACCGCCGGACCAACTTCCATTGCGATTTTGGGTAATAATACCATCGAATCACCAAGGTGATATTCGATATTTTCAATACCTCTCCCACTTTCAATACTCTCTCTATAAAGAGGTTCGAAAATCTCAATTGTATGCACTTTCTTGAAGAATCTTGAAGCACGTCTAGACGTATGACCCTTGTAAGTTCCTGTCTCAACGAAACAGGAAATATTCTTGTTACTAAATTTCACCAGAGTTTGAAACTCTGGTTCGGTTAATTCGCCTCCCATTTCTATATAAAAAAATGATACTTTAAACCAAGTTGCAAAGAATGTATCTTAAAATGTTAAAATATACTACTGGACTGAAGTTGTATTTCTCCTTTTCCAAGGAACGCCACAACTCTCTCATAATTGGTGTATACTTTTCCATACACTTGCGATGACTTACATACCAATGCATATAATACAGTAAATCCGCCTTCTTTTCGAGAGAGAGATTAGGAATGTTTTTTATTGACGCGTCAAGAATACTATGCGTTCGAATCGAATTGTAAAAAGAATTTTGGGTTGTTGCTTCAATCTTGTCTTCGTTTAACCTTAATGTGAATGAAAAATCTGATTGTACAACTTCTAGTTTTTGATCAGAAAATGACTGAGATTTAATCGTCCTTGCAAACTCAGAACCGAAAAACTCTGCTAAACTACGCTTAGTGTTATAGGAATCATAAGCCGGCAATCTGTATGATTCATGTACAAAATACCTAAATAGTAAGAGTTCCTCGTGAAGATCATTCTTATCTATGAACTCTGATAAAATATTATCTGGTACACATTCAACTTGCATTTATATAGTATAAATGCAATTATTATTTTTCATTTTCATTTTTCATTTTTTAACTAAGCAACACGCGTCTCTTCGAAGTGATCGGAACACGGCAAATAGGACACGTATCGATACGTTCAGAGCATCCTGTACACGTAGCGAAATGGTCACAATTAAACAGAACATTTCGCTGATTCACGTAACAAATACTGCATCGAAGTGCATCGATTTCTGTAGGTTCGTCAGACATTCGTAATGACTTGAGATATTCTCGAACTTGTGGCTGGTCTCGTTTCTGAAGAATTTTGTCAAGATGAGGATACACTTTTTCAATATTCGCTCCGTGACGAATGAGATAATCGATAATCTGAATATGACCATTGTAGATTGCTGTTTGCAAAGGTTGATCATCTGAATTGTGGATGTCAGCATCACGTGAAACAAGGTAACGCACGATTTCTATTCTACCATATGCACATGCAAGAGTTAGAGCATACTCGTTTTTCGCATGAATTTCATAATGTCCATTCTCAATTAGGAATTTAACACAGTTCAGGTTGTCATCCGCGATCGCATATTCAAGAATCAATTTAGGCCTAACTCCCTGCTGAATAAAATACTCGAGAATGTTGATTCGATTATACTTAACACCAGTTTTGACAGCTTCATTATCACTCTCGTCGATATAACCACCGCTTTCAACGTATTTTTTAACTGATTCCAGATCTCCTTGTTTGCAAGCAAGAACGAATCTCGAATGATAGTTTCCCATTTATTTGAAAATATTTTTACATTTTTCAAAAATATTTGAATTCTCTTTTATTCTTGAATAACCTGCTAACGTCAGTTCACGACCACCTTATGGTGTAATCTTTTGCGTGCTTCCTGTCGTATGGCAGGAAGGATACATTGTAGTCTTATATAAACTATTGTTCTTGAAATAGCTAATATTGGATCGTAATAATATGTATTTACATTACATTGTGGGTTATTCGAATTGTAAGGTTCAAATCTTTCCCAAGGAGTTTTAGGGAAAGATTTGAACTGAGGAATATCTCCAACAGTGAATCGTTTATTTTCGCTTTTTTCTTGTTTTGCAACCTGCCTTTTGACTTGATTACAATGCGTACACAATGGTTGAAAGTCAACAATGCTTAATTTACCTATAGTATTGTATAGGCTATTTTTATGATCGCATTCAACTGAACATGTCGTTCCGCATATTACACATTGTGCATTTCTTGTAACTTTTTTTACAATTTCAAATGGTATGTGCCGACTCATACTAGTAGATGTATTATGACCAACCAATATATAAGCATATATAGCGTTAGATTTTTTAATATTATTAGGAAGGTTCTTTGTGAGTATGTTTTGAAAGGTATTGTATTTTGTACTATCATCAGGCTCAAATCGATACACAATTTTTCCATTAGTGCGTATAACCATCATCTTAAATTTTTTACATACAGAACCATCTTTTCGACACCAACTTCCTCCATTTGTATGGAGTAATGGCGCGTTTTTTCCTGTAAATTCTTTAACTGTCACAATTCTTGATTCACCAGAATCATTTGGTTGAGCAAGCTTTAAAAATAATTTTCCATAATCTCCTGTTTTAGTCATATACAACTTTATGGTCATATTTTTCATTTTTCATTTTGCAAATTTTTTCATAATATTCTTCCGAAATTTCACACCCTTTAAATTTTCGATTCGTATTTAAAGAAGCAAATAATGTAGTTCCTCCTCCCAAAAATGTATCAAGTACTACATCGCCCTCGTTTGAATGTTTTTTAATTAGCTCTTCAAATAAGGGTAAACTTTTTTGCGTAGGATGGAATCTAGTTTTCCCTCCTTGCAAAGGAAAATTATATATAGCATTATCATAAGAGCTATTAAAGGTTGGTTTAGATTTTTTTACACCTAGTAAAGCAAACTCCCTGCAATTGGATAGATAATTAATTTTAGAATTAATAGGTTGAGGGTTGGTTTTAACCCATTCTATTAGTCTTATCTGTTTGAATTTATATTTTTCAAACAAACCCTTCAACAAGGTTATTTTCCAAACATCAAAAAACATAATTATTGTCCCCCCATTTCGAAGCTTTGAATAATATTCTTTCACGAATTGTTCCAAAATATCCATAGTGAAATCTTTGTCCCAGTCACCATAGTTTGTTTTGACACAATATTTTTTCCCATATATAGAACCATATTTCATATAATTATTTTTAGACGAATCAGATACTGTTTTATTTTCATTTTTGAACAGGGTCCATTCTTCTTCGGTTTTTACAAATTCAATATTATTTTCTTCATTATATTTAACCGATTCATAATGCTTATCCATTCCTGTATCATGACTGATAATATAAGGAGGATCCGTCAACACTAGATCAATAGTCTCATCTGTGATTGTACGTAAGTACGTAAGGCCATCTGTATTGAGAATTTCAACATCTGAATCTTGCATTTTATATAATACCAGCCAAAAAAAATTAATTCATTTTGCAATTTCTTGTTTGGTATTATTTCAATCTCCAAAATACATTTGGATTCTCCTTTACAATATCCTCTGAAACTTGCTCAATATTTTTTCCATACAAGTACCTTTCAAAGAGTCTCTTTTCAAGTTGTGGGTGTTTTCTACTTATTTCATTTAACTTTTTCAAATGTTCCGGACGTCCTTTCAAAAAAGTCATTGCACCAATAGAATACAACAGGAATAGCAATAAGAAATTTTAGAGTGTTATTCATTTCCTTACTAGAATAACACACATTTTTTGAAAAAAATTATTTTTAACCTCGACGCCTCTTTTGCAAAATTTCCAAGTAATTTTTAGGAGGATTGAAAACACCTGTGCGTATAGCAGGAGAGATGCTTTCCCATGCATTCATTTCAACAGGAGCTTTCCCCAAATCTCTCTGAAGAGTTCTCGAAAGCATCCTTCTCGGGACCACAATATGCGTCACGTATTTCTCAAACCAACTCTGACTCATCGTTAAGAATCCATCTAACCCAGCTGTCTCGTTATCAAAATATCCCCAAGAATTCTCAACTTGCCAATCGACAACTTTTCCATTACTGTCAATATTAAACCCTGTCAAAGCCATCGCGTGATTTCCTTGAACATTTCTCATCTTAATCCTATCTCCCTTTGAAAAATTCTCAATCTTCCCAAAGACAGTTTCGTGATCATCTAGCTTATCATCAAGAGCAGAATGATACCAGTTGAAACTTTGAGTAACATCCCCTCCAAACCATACAGCAATTCCACTCGAAATGCTTTTCATTGCATACTTGGCAAGTTCATTAATTTGCAGATTAAACAACGTACAAGGTTCTCCTTCTTGAACATTCTTCGTATTCAAAACACGATACGTAGTATTGTAAGAATACATTGGCATATTCACAAGAGTTACAAAATCGCGATTCATGTCGATATTCGGAATAACAAGTTCTGCAAACTTTTTAGGAGTCAGGTCTCCAATGATATTTGCACCATTTTCATCGTCAAGTGAGAATGGCCAATCAAACTTTTTCGGTGGCTCTCCTAAGAATTTGACCAATGTGTTATAGATTTCCTTCATAGTTTCATCCTTCAGCTTGTACAATGACTCTAATGAACCATTCTTATTATTACAAATTGTATTTACACATGACGTAAGTCTTTCCTGTAAGATGTGATTCATTTCCTCAGAATTTCCGCTCGCTGCGGTTTCCTGCATCGCAGACTTCGGGAGCAGTCCATACTTATTAACAAGGTTCGCAAAAGTATTCCACCACCCTCCGTCCCCCATGTAATCCGTTACCATATACTCAAATCCTCTATCATTGGGAGACGCATCTCGATTCTCAATGAACCACTGAATGTAAGAGTTACACCGTTCCAACTTATCATAGAAAAAGAGATATACTTCAGAAAATTCAAAGTTATCAAGATTCATAGACCGAATTAGCACATGTCGAAAGGTATTCAACGCGGCAAACATCCAACAACGGCCAGATGAACCTTGATTTGTTGCTTTCAAATTCTTCTTCTTGATAGTATTCAGGAATACGTACGAAATCTCATTCACACGATTCGAATTGATAGTTGCAAATAGTGATCCGACGGATGTAATTGCATTACGAGCTAAAATATTAGCCTTATTACCCTTGAAATTAGTTTCACACTCTAGCATGAACTCGGGTGTGATATTCTTGTGATAGCGTTGGATGAAATCCCGAGGTCTTGCATTTGCCTTTGGGCATTTTCTAATCTGTTTTGACATTTTTGGATTGACATGTGTGGAAATTCTAAAATTCATTTTTAAAATTTAGTAGAATAATTTGATAATTTCAAGAAGATCTTCATTTTCCTCATTTTCAATTCTATCGATCTGTTTCTGTATAACTTCTAATAGCACTACAATACGATCTTCAATATCACTTTTTTGAGTTCGTGTTATATCAGGATTAAATCGAATAAAAATCCATTTTCCGCTATGAATCATGTATAAATCATCATAGCGAATTTTTTCATCTTGCTCATCATATCCTGTATGACAATTTTCATCAGTTTCGGTTGCAAGCATCGTATTTCCAATCAATTTACGATGATCTACACGACGACGATGTGTGCAATCACAATTACTAGTGTATAAAGGACGATCATGGACAAATCCTTCAAAAAGTGGATTAGTTAAAGACTCTTTTATTACTGCATTTCGAACTTGGATCTCTTTCGTATGAGAGTAAATAATCGTTGAACGAGGATCTTCAGGAAAAAGACGTTTGAAACAAGTAGCACAATAATCATCATATTTACTAGATCCAGATCTTGAATCGATCCAATCTATACAATTTGGGCATCGTGCTCCGCCTCCATGTGATTTACATCTGCCAGTATTCCCTATAGCACTACTAGGGCATTCAAGTTCATTACATCGTGCTCCGCCTCCATGTGTTACACATCTGCCAGTATTCCCTATAGCACTACTAGGGCATTCAAGTTCATTACATCGTGCTCCGCCTCCATGTGTTACACATCTGCCAGTATTCCCTTGGGCACTACTAGGGCATCCAAGTTCATTACATCGTACTCCGCCTCCATGTACTATACATCTGCCAGTATTCCCTCGAGCACTACTAGGGCATCCAAGTTCATTACATCGTGCTCCGCCTCCATGTGATTTACATCTGCCAGTATTCCCTCGAGCACTACTAGTGCATCCAAGTTCATTACATCGTGCTCCGCCTCCATGTGATTTACATCTGCCAGTATTCCCTCGAGCACTACTAGTGCATCCAAGTTCATTACACATCTTTCCTGTTCGATGTATGTTGCAATATTTTCCCCGAGGAATTGGAGGATTTGTACATCCATCTTTCTTGCACATTTATTGATACTATCTTCAGTATTAATAATTCATTTTTAATTTTCTAAAATTGATTCCAGTCAGTTGTAAGCCATCCATTACACTCCTGATTATGCATATTCATAGCAAGACCAAACCCATACAAATCTTTCAGGTTCTAATCAGTGAATTTGTAATCTTTTTCTGTCGAATACGTTTATTATTCAACCAATTTGAAGGTTTCATTTGACCTTCTTTATAGAATTAATTTTTTTCAATTTCTTAATTTCGTCATCATCCCTTTCGTAACCCTAAAGGGGAACTTAATCTTCATTCCAAGATCAAAGGACATTTCAAATTCTTTCAAGCATTCACTCTGATTGTACAGAAAATTGAGCTTATTCATCATCATTCCAATAACGTGTTCAAGAGCTCTTACACCTTTGTCAGAAGATGGTGAAAAAGTCTCAACAAGTTCCTTAATCATATTGTCTTCAAATATAATATCTCCAGATTTCCATCCAATATTTTTAAGAGCACGTTTGAGAAGGTAATGCTTCACAATCTCAAACTTATCAGATTGACTATACCCAAAAAAATCAATATAGAATATACGATCAGAAAGAGCATGATCTCGAGGCTTATTATTCATCGAATAGAAGAACCAAAGATATGAGAGGTCAATCGTAATATCTGAAAGGAAATTGTCCTGAAACTTGTTATTCTGAACGGGATCTGTAATATGAAGTAATGCTGAACAGACTTCATTGTTATCAGAAATCTTGTCGTACTCGTCGAAAAAGAGGATTCCGTTTTTGACACCCATTCTCGACATGCATTTCACGATGTTACCACATTCTGCACCGATGTATGTGTATTGATGTCCTTTCAGATAGTCTGGAGAACGGATGCCTCCAAGTGAGATCTGTTCGATTGGAATATTCAAAATCTGAGCGAGTAATGTTACAACCCATGTTTTGCCACATCCTGCAGGTCCAATAAGACCAAGTGAACACCTTTTCATATGTGGATTCAGAATTCTCGAATTCAGGTAGATGAGAATCTGTTCTTTGACACCTCTCATACCATACATTTCTTCATCTAGCTTTTTAGAAACTCTCTGAAGAAGCAAACTCAGTTCGCTTGAATTATATGAAAATTTCTGTATTCTATCATGAGGAATTGAAACAGCACATTTCAACCAGTTCCTCAATTTGGTGTATTCATCGTCAGATGAAGACATGCTCAACATCTGCTTATAACGATTGTAAATAATACACCTGTTTGTCTTTGATGTTTCGAGCTTTAGAATTTCGTATTTCAATTCTTCATCCTCATCAAAGTCTTCAATTTCAGTTTGGAATGTTGCATGCTCTTGTTCAGAGAATTTCTTATGTTGCTTGTATTTTTGAAGAGATTCTCTATATTTGGTAATCAATTGTTTACGTACTTCTATTTTCTCAAGAGAATTTTCCTCAATCATATTTCGGTATACATCAAAAAGTTGGAATAATTCCAGTCTATCAGCTTGAAGACAAGGACCTTCTAGAATATCTGTCAGACTCGGCTCTTCACTCTTTATTTGAGTGCAAGTAGTCTTGAATAATTTCTTGATTTTGGATGAAGATTTTTCAAGTTCTGGATAACTTAAATAATAATCTTCCTCGCTGTCTTCCTCTGACTCTGATTCGATGCGTCTCTTCTTGCTCATTTTGTTCTGTGTAATATGGAAATTTTTAAAACATTTTTATTTATAAATGACTCTTGCCGAAATTAATAATGACAACACTGTTACAGTTATTCACCAAATCCAAGGAATTTTGAAAAATATGGAAGTTACAGGTCCGAAACTCACGCATGACGAATCGCTAAATACAATGTGGAGTCTTTCAACTCTTATAACTAATATCGGAGAAGCTAATCCGAAAAAAGTCGAAACCGAATTAACAAGCATCAGAAAGAGCTTAATGAAACACAAGAATATTCCTCGAGAAGATATGATAATTTTGAACAAGTGGGTGACTGCTATCGCGTTTCTACAATTAGCTATTCGCGAAAAAATGAGAGATCGTGAACACGCTGAACGCCTTGCAGTAATCTCTCATACAGGAGCAATTACTCAAATAGGTAAACAACATAGACGAACCATTGTTGCAAGTTCAGTTCGTAATGCAATTCTTTCAATTGGTACTAGTTCAGGACTCGGCTATGCAATGATACAAACTCCAAAAATGATTGTAGGCGGTTTAAACTATTTTAGTGGTTTCGTATCGGATCCAATGGGTGCTTGTTCAAGCAGAGGTAGTGGTGAAAGAGGATATTTCGCAGAAATCGCTTGTAGCGGGTTTGGAGCAGTTGGTGGCCTTTTCACTGGAACTGCAGATGTGATTGATGTTGCAAGTACTTCAACTGTTATAACTATCGTCATATGTGTAGGAATTCTTCTATACATGTTATTGATGATACTTGAGGGATTGGAAGAAATATCATTCTTACCTCCGAGAATTAAGTTCAAGAAAATGGCCTTTGGGCATAAACGAAAACGGCATTCAACACGAATTTCATCCCGCAGACGCAGAGCGTAAGCGACGAGCGTAGACGCAGGGTGTGGGCACTACGTGTAATTAAAAAATGAAAAAATATTCATTGAATATTTTTAAGGCAAATGTTATTCTGTAAAGTTATAGTTATAATTACACTCTGGCTAGTTCTTGCTTATAGCACTATCGGATTGGTAGATAGTGTTTTTGATGGTGATCTTACACGGACATTTAAGAATCTTTCAATATTCTGCTTTACCTTGTACTTTTCTACTTCAGACTGGGTCATAGTTATGGCGACCACAACGGCGAACAACCATCACAATAA